CATCATTGTATCCAGTCAGGACAATGGTGATGAGCGTAAGGCCATTGATGAAATCATGACCAAGCTTCGCATGCTTGTGCAGGAAACTAACATTGCTCTCATCATTGTTAGCCACCTCAAGCGTCCATCAGACAAGGGGCATGAAGAAGGTGCAGCCACTAGCTTAGCTCAGCTAAGGGGTAGTGCAGCCATTGCACAGCTTAGTGACATGGTGGTGTCTCTTGAGAGGAATGGTCAGGCTGATGATCCCATTGAGCGTAACACCACCAAGGTGAGGGTGTTGAAGAACAGATACAGTGGACAAACTGGTCCTGCTTGCAGCTTGCTTTATAACAAAGACACTGGCAGAATGTTTGAGATTGATGACACTATAGAAAGGATGATGCTATGAAACAGTGGGATGATCTTGATGATGCCATTACTGGACAAGCTTCCATATGGAATGGTAACAAGAGAGTGGAGGTCTTGGTCTACGATGCTGATCTAATGATCAAAGTATTTATGGACAGAGATGGTATGTCTGAAGAGGAAGCCAATGAATACATTGTCTTCAACATTGAGGGTGCTTACATAGGAGAGGACACACCTGTATTGGTGTGGCAACGGTATGAGTGACGGAGGAAAGGGACACACTCAGCGTCCCAAGTCAATAGCTGATGAAGAGTGGGCATCAAGATGGAATGCCATCTTTGGTAGAGACTCATTAGAAGATTACAAACAGTCGGAGAAAGTTAACAATCTCCAACAAAATGATAAGGACAAGGACGATGATCTTCTTAGACATAGAAACCAATCTGAAACATGACACCATATGGTTGTGTGTTACTAAGCACAGCGTCACTGGTGAGGTGAGGCACTGGCGGGAAGCCGACAGCTTGCAGCAATACTTAGAGGGTGAGCAAGTGGTAGGCCACAACATCATTGGCTTTGACGCACCTGTCCTTAAGAAGGTATGGGGTGTTGGCATTCCTGCCAACATGCTAGTGGATACACTGGTGATGTCACGGCTGTACAAGCCCGACATTGAAATTGTCGCAATTATGTCGGGCAAAGCCCCAAAACCACACAGCTTAGAGGCATGGGGTCACCGCTTAGGCAGCTACAAGATAGGATTCACTGACTTTGATGGTGGTTGGACACAAGAAATGGCTACCTATTGTGAGCAAGATGTTCAACTTTTAGAAAAACTGTATGGTTTTCTGACAAATACCATGACAAGAGAAGGGTTTTCCCTACAAAGCATACAGCTTGAGCATGAGGTGGCACTGATCTGTCGTGGCATGGAAGAGAACGGCTTCATGCTAGACATGCCTAAGGCTATGGCGTTGCATGCCATACTTAGTGGGCGTATGTCTGAGATTGAAGAGAGCATGCAGCAGGTGTTCCCTCCCATCGTAGAGCAGCGCATCTCTGAGAAGACAGGCAAGCAGCTTAAGGACAAGATAACCATCTTCAATGTTGGAAGCAGACAGCAGATTGCTGACCGCCTCATTACGCTTGGGTGGAAGCCTAAGAAGATGACCCCAACAGGGCAACCAATAGTGGATGAAACCACTTTAAAGGATGTTGTGTTCCCAGAGGGACAGATAATTGCTGAGTACTTAATGATTCAAAAGCGTGTCACTCAGATAAGTAGTTGGCTTGAACTGGTAGCCGATGATGGCAGGGTGCATGGTAGGGTTACTACCAATGGTGCTGTCACTGGCAGAGCCACACACAGCAGTCCTAACATGGCACAGATCCCTGCAGTGGGTGGTCCATATGGTGCTGAGTGCAGAGAGGTATGGACAGTGCCTAAGGGGTATAAGCAGGTGGGTGTAGACCTGTCAGGCATTGAGCTACGCTGCTTAGGTCACTACTTAAATGATCAAGCATGGATGGATGAGTTGCTTAAAGGAGACATCCACTGGTTCAATGCACAGAGCTTTGGCTTAGTTGACAAAGGCACTGTGAAAGACGATAACAACCCTGAGCATAAGAAGGCTAGGAATATTACCAAGACCCTAACCTATGGTGTGTTGTATGGAGCAGGGGCAGCTAAAGCTGGCAGCATTGTTGGTGGTAACAGTAGCAAAGGCAAGAAACTTATTGATAGTTTTATCAATAACACACCCGGCCTTTCTGCCTTGAAGAAGAAGATATCTAGGCTGATGGCTAAGGGGCATCTCCCTGCACTGGATGGACGCAGGGTGTGGGTTAGGTCTGAGCATGCTGCCTTGAACACTCTGCTGCAAAGTGCGGGTGCTATCGTAGCTAAACAATGGCTTGTTGAATCAACAAAGCTGTTGCAAGAGAAGGGAATAAATGCTAAACTGTTAGCGTTTGTTCATGACGAAACACAATGGGAAGTGCGAGAAGATCAGGCAGAGGAAGCAGCTAGGCTCATAGAGCAAGCAGCAACCAAAGCAGGTGAGGCTCTAGGTTTCCGGTGTCCAGTAGATGCCGAAGGTAAGGTTGGCAACAACTGGCGTGAGTGCCACTAACGATAGAGGTGGGTTTTTATATTGGAGAATATTATGAGTGAAGAAAAGAAAGCGATTAAGTTGAAGGCTGATTTGTTCTGGTGTCAGCACAACAAAGTGAATGACATGTCTGGTAAGTTTCAGTTGAACTTATGCAACCTGTCTGATGCTGCTGTTGAAGCACTGGAAGATATGGGTATCAGTGTTCAGACTGGTGAAGAGAAGAAGGCTGAGATGGGCAGGTACATCACTTGCAAATCAGAGAAGCCTATCCGTGTCTTTGATACAGAGAATGATGAAATCACTGAAGCCATTGGTAATGGTAGCAAGGGTAAGGCTCTTGTGTCTTCCTACTCTTGGACATACAAGAATAAGAAGGGTGTTAGCCCTTCCTTGAAGAAGCTGGTCGTTACTGACTTGATTGAGTATGCTGCAGCTAGTGGCATCAGTGCAGACGATGAGGATGTATTATGAACTTTAATATCACATTAAACTTGGACCAACTTAACTTGGTATTGGCAGCACTGTCTAAGCTTCCCTTTGAAACTGTTTCAGATACTATTGCTAGTATTCGACAGCAAGGTACTGCACAGCTTCAAGCAGCGGAAGCAGCAAAAGCAAATGAGCAACCTTTGATTGTTGAAGAAGTTGCTTAATGAAAGCACTATTCGATAGCGATATATTCGCTTATCGGGCAGCATCCGCATGTGAGGACGAAGACGAAGCAACGGCACAGCGAACACTGGATCGTTTAATTGTTGATGTCCTCATGTGTGGTGTTGATAACATCTATCCTGATTGCTTCGTGGATAGTTGGAGCATGCACCTAACAGGTAAGAACAACTTCCGATATGAGATAGCTACCACTGTGCCTTACAAAGGTAACAGAGTGGATAAGCCTAAGCCAAAGCATCTAGCTTTCCTTAGAAGCCATCTTGTCAAAGAGTGGGGTGCTACTATCTCTGAAGGTGAAGAAGCCGATGACACCATTGCCATTGAAGCTACAAAGCTTGGTGACAATTGTGTCATTGTGTCTTTAGACAAAGACTTAGATCAGATATGCGGATGGCACTACAACTTTGTTAAACATCTAGGCTACTACATCAAACCAGAGGAAGGTTTGGTTAAGTTGTACACACAGATGCTGACAGGTGATGCTGCTGATAACATCAAAGGGTTGTTCCGTATTGGTCCAGTGAAAGCAGCCAAGATAATTGGGGACACAACAAACGAACTTGAGCTATACAACAAAGTGTTGGAAGCTTATGAGGGTAATGCTGAGCGTGTGTTAGAGAATGCTCAGCTTCTTTTTCTACGAAGATATGAAGGACAGATATGGAATCCTCCACAAGCTTAAAGCCAAATGACATTGCACTAATCCTGCGTCCTACTATTGTAGATGGAAAATACACAAACAACTTTCAGGTGTTAGTCAGTGGCTTTGGACCACTCACCATCACTGAAGACGATGTGAATAACTTGATTGGTATGGCTACGATATTGGCATCAGTGATACCACACATGGAAGAAGATGAAGCACTTGCTAACAAGCTTGTTGAGTATTGCGGTAAGATGTTTGCTGATGTTGGTGACATTTCATACAACGCAAATCATGATAGCTTTGGTGATGGTAGCTTCACCATTAACACTAAGACAATTGGAGGCATCCAATGAACATAGATGACACACTAATACAACGAGGTGTTAGGTATGGTAACTACAAAGAAGATGTCTCTAGAGTTTCTCAAGCTTTAAAAGAATCTGTCAGGTCTGGTGCTGAATGGAAAGAGATGGATGATGATATGAAGGAAAGCCTTGATCTCATCTGTAACAAAATCTCTCGCATTGTTAATGGCGATCCTTGGTATCATGACTCATGGCATGACATCATTGGCTATGCTAGGCTGATAGAAGAAAGACTGGAACGATTATGATTGCTGTTGACATCCACTTAAAGGTTTTCTTTAAACCTCAAGACCTACCCAATGTCTACCTAAATGAAGAAGTGCTGAGTGAAGCCATCACTGAAAACTTAACTGCTTCGTTGGAACGAATGGATGCACAGGAAGTGCTCTTTTGTTTCGTTGATATTGAAGGACTAGAATGAAAGTTAATTCTGTAACCATTAGAGAAGCAAGCAATGGCTTTGTTGTTGAGCATGTAGCTGAGTCTGAGTACGACAAGTTCCTCTCTGAGTTTGTTGCTCTAGATATTGACGAAGCACTGGCTATAGCTAGGGATTTGTTTGTGCATTATGATGCTGCTGACATGTCACATCTAGTAGATACACCAATTGGTAGATAAGAAAAGAAATGGTGGCGAGTGGACTGACTCTAGGTTCAGAAGCTTTGTCACCTCTGCATTGAGAGCTGCTTCTAGGCGTTGGCCTCCTAAGTACAAGGCTCTTAAAGAAGCCTTCGTTGGTAGGAAGACTAACAAGAAGACAGGCAAGCTGGCAATGCATTACAAGTGTGCTAAATGTAAGAAGCACTTTGTTGCAGCAGATGTACAAGTAGATCATATACTACCTGTAGTATCTACAACAGAGGGCTTTGTTAGTTGGGACTTGTTTATTGATCGTATCTTCTGTGAGATAGAAAATCTACAGGTGATGTGTAAACCCTGTCACAAAGTGAAGACAGAACTAGAGAAGGCAGAAAGGAAAAAGAAATGAATGTAGAAATGTTAGAAGAACATGATGATGGTAGTGCTACCTACCAATTCGATTTAAATTGGGAAGAGCGTAACATCCTGCTCAACCTCGGTATAATTACAGCCCTTAAAAATGGCATCAAAGAAGGAAGTAAATATGTTGGTGACATTGATGTAGGTGACACCCAAGACAACACAATCTGAGGTATAACTACCTTTCCTCTGGGAGCTTTGGCTCCCTTTTTTATCACTCTTTAGGAATATTTATGGCAAAGTTTAAGGTCGCTATTGACCTGTCTCGGGATAGTTTGTTCGATGAACTTGGCATCCAGAGATTGAGAGAGAGTTACATGAAGGATGAAGAGGCTAGCCCTCAAGAAAGATTTGCTTATGTTTCGGAATCGTTTGCGTCTAATCAAGAACACGCTCAGCGACTGTATAACTACAGTAGTAAGCACTGGCTTAGCTACTCTACACCTATCCTATCTTTTGGTCGCTCTAAGCGTGGCCTCCCTATCAGCTGTTTTCTTAATTACATGGATGATAGTGCAGAAGGTCTGGTCGATAACCTATCAGAAACTAACTGGCTATCCATGTATGGTGGTGGTGTTGGGGTTCATGTTGGTATCCGTAATGGCGATGATAAGTCTACTGGTGTTATGCCCCACCTTAAGATCTATGATGCTAGTTCATTGGCCTACCGCCAAGGACGCACAAGGCGGGGTAGCTATGCTGCCTACCTAGACATCCATCACCCTGACATCATCCAGTTCTTGGAGATGCGTAAGCCTACAGGTGACCAGAATGTACGCACACTAAACCTACATCACGGCATCAACATCACTGATGAATTCATGACCATCATTGAGAAGGCTATGAAAGATCCTGACTTTGATGACAGCTTTCAGCTTAAGAATCCTTCTAATGGTGAGGTGGTAGAGACTGTGTCTGCTAAATATCTGTGGCAGAAAATACTGGACCTACGCATGCAGACAGGTGAGCCATACTTGGTGTTCATTGACACAGCTAACAGGGCTATGCCTAAGTGGTTGAGTGACAAAGGCTTGAAGATTAATGGTAGCAACTTATGTACAGAAATCTTCTTACCAACTAACGAGAAACGCACAGCAGTTTGCTGCTTGTCTTCTCTCAACTTAGAATACTATGATGATTGGAAAGATGATAAGCAATTCATCTTAGATGTTATGGAAATGCTAGACAATGTCTTGCAATACTTCATCGACAAAGCACCATCAACAATTGCTAGGGCTAAGTACAGTGCAATGATGGAGCGTAGCATTGGGGTTGGTACACTAGGCTTCCATGCATTCTTACAAAAGAAAGGTGTAGCCATCGATGGTGTGATGGCTAAGAGTTATAACAATGAAATATTTAAGCACATTCATTCTTCGTGTCTACTTGCTGACTCTGTCTTGGAGCAGCAGCGTGGTAGTTGTATCGATGCTGGTCACGGCAATATTAGTAGAAGGTTTAGTCATCATACTGCTATTGCCCCTAACGCTAGTAGCAGCCTTATCATGGGGAATACTAGCCCTTCAGTCGAGCCGTACAGAGCGAATGTATTTCGCCAAGACACGCTCAGTGGGTCATTCGTTTACAAGAACAGGTTCCTAAAAGCACAACTTGCTGCACTGGGCATGGACGATGACGATGTGTGGGCATCCATCATCAGCAACGAAGGATCTGTACAGCACCTAGACATCTCTGAGCAATTGAAGGAAGTGTTTAAGACTGCTATGGAGATTGATCAGCGATGGTTGGTTGAGCTTGCATCAGACAGACAGAAATACATTGACCAAGGGCAGAGCATCAACTTGTTCTTCCACGCCAATGTATCCATTAAATATCTACATGCCATTCACTTCCTTGCTTGGAAGAGTGGGCTTAAGAGCCTATACTATCTTCGTTCAGAGAAGGTGCGTAAGGCAGATAAGGTGGGTGCTCAGATTAAGCGTCAACGCATTGAAGACGATATTGATTTGAAGCAGGTGGCAGAAGGTGAAACTTGTTTAGCATGTGAAGGATGATATGGTAAAAACTAAATTAGATATTACGCAAGAGCGTACAACATTCAAACCCTTTAAATATCCTTGGGCTTATGATGCTTGGCTGCAGCATGAGCAAAGCCATTGGCTTCATACAGAAGTGCCTATGTCTGAGGATGTTAAAGACTATAAGAAGCTGAGCAAACATGAGCAAGAGTTTCTAACAAAGATCTTGCGCTTCTTTGTACAAGGTGACTTGGACATTGGCAGTGGCTATCATGACCATTACATCCCAGTGTTCAAGCAGCCTGAGGTGAGGATGATGATGAGTGGTTTTGCAGGTAGGGAAGCCCTGCATGTAGCAGCCTATGCTCACCTCATTGAAACCTTGGGCTTACCTGAGTCTACCTACAATGAGTTTCTCCAGTACAAAGAGATGGTGGAGAAGCATGACTACATTAACAATCTTAGTGCAGCACCAATGGCTGAGAAGATTGCTGCCATCTCTGCCTTCGGTGAGGGCATGCAACTATTCTCTAGCTTTGTTATGTTGCTAAACTTTGCAAGGAATGGTAAGCTTAAGGGGTTGGGCCAAATTATTGCTTGGTCTATTGTGGACGAAACTCAGCATGCTGAAGGCATGATTAAGGTGTATCGTGAATATGTTAAGAACAACAAAGATGAGAGCACTTCGGATCGCATCAAAGAAATTGCAAATCAAATGGTGGGTCTGGAGGATCAGTTTGTGGATCTGGCTTTTTCAATGGTCGAGGTTGAGAAGCTTACGAAAGAAGAAGTGAAGCAATACATTCGCTACATTGCAGATCGTAGGCTCATCTCTATGGGCATGAAGGGCATCTATAAGATCAAGAAGAACCCTTTGCCGTGGGTAGATGGTATGCTTGGTGTTAGCCACACCAACTTCTTTGAGCAACGTGTAACAGACTACAGCAAGGGTGCTACCACTGGTACTTGGGATGATGTATGGGGCAAGGCAGCATGATCGTTGTAGAACTAAGACAGGGCATTGGACTGGATATTGAATTCAATGACACCATCTGCCACATCATTGATGATGGTGGACCACAGGATAAATTGTTTTCTTATAGTGGTATACTACTTAAGTTGCCTTTTCTTAGTATCTATATTGGTGAGTTTGAAGAGATAGGTGAACTCATCAAGGGCGATAAACCTACAGGGGAATAACATGCAAGTCAAGTCTGAACGATCTGCACCATTGCGTATTCAATTTGAACAAGGCTATAAAGCTTTCAGACATGGGTGGTTGGTCAATCAATATGAACCATCATCTGTGGCAGGTAAGGAGTGGCAACGAGGATTTGATCGTGGCTACTTTGATAACATTGAAAGAATAGATGGCTACCAAGCGGTTCGATAAAGAACTTCACGACACCTATGACAAGTTTGGAAGAGATATAGTTAAGAACTATGTCTCTTCTTTTTGGGGTATGGAAGCTAGAGATAATCCCGATAGGTATGGGATTGATTTGCATCTGTATAAAGACAGCTTGTTGGTGGGATATGCTGAGGTAGAAGT